AATGCACAGACTATGCAAGGTGGAAGAAGAGGCCCGTTCTCTAGAATAGGAGGAAGCCGAGGATCATTTGGACCCAGAGATTGGAATCCATACGCATGACTGACAAACGGATAGAAGAAATCAGAAAAGAGATGGATGTATTATTTGATGACCTTAGAATCAACCTGAAACCAAAATAGGAATACGCATAGGGGTGAACTGATGCTGAAAATATTTATCGGATATGACAGTAATGAAATCGTTGCCTACCATACCGCAGTACAGTCAATAATAGACGTAACCAAGCATCCTGTAAGCATAACCCCACTCTGCCTAGACCATCTGGAGGGGGTATACGAGAAAGAAAGAGATTTCCGGCAAAGCACAGAATTTTCCATGACAAGGTTTCTGGTTCCGTATTTATCAGAATATAAAGGATTTTCTTTGTTTATGGATTGTGATGTTCTTGTTAAAGCTGACCCTCATTTCATGCTGTTAAATGAATTCTCTACTCCAGGGAAGGCTGTTTATGTTGCCAAGCATGATTATACGCCCACCTCAGAACGTAAATTTTTAGACCAAATCCAGACGAAATATGAGAAGAAAAACTGGTCTTCCGTTATGTATTTTGATAACGAGAAATGCAAAAAGCTGACACCAGAGTACGTTAATAATGCGACTGGATTAGAGTTGCATCAGTTTAAATGGCTCGATGATGAAAAGCTTATAGGGGATTTACCTTTTGAATGGAACCATTTAGTGGGGGAATATAGTCCTAATCCTGACGCTAAGATAGTCCATTTTACGAAAGGAACTCCCTGCTTTAATGGATATGAGGTACAGGAACACTCTGATTCATGGCATGAAACAATGGAAAAAGCCATGAGTGCGAAACAGGTATTAAGCGCAACAATCAGACGAGAAATTATGAACGATCCAGCATTATCAGGAGGGGATTTATGAGTCCAAGCGGAATGGATATGAATATGGTTAATGATTACCTGTCTACTGTCCAGGGTGGTGGTAGAACGGAGGTTGGTGTATATGCAGAGTTTTCATTAAAAGCAAAAAAGGTTTCGGATTCAGGGGAAAATGGTTTGCCGGTATATGAGGACAGGGAATGGATCGAGATTACTCCAGCCGGAGGAAACCAGATAACTCCCAGATGGGCAACAGAGAAAGACAAGATGAGGTTCTCCAGAATATACGAGGCTTTTAAGAAGGGGGTAGAACCTCCGGTAGACGGACTGGCTATAGAGAATTGGCCTTCCGTAACTCCAGCAGAAACAAAAATGCTGAAACAGGCGAATGTCAGGACAGTTGAGGATTTGGCTGTTTTATCTGAAACCGGCCTTAAAAACGTGGGTTTTGGGGCTAGAGGGTTACAGCAAAAGGCTAGAACTTTTCTGGTTTCTGCGGCTGGCGATGGAAAAGTATCGGCTGAATTACATCATCTGAAAGTAAAGAATGAGTCACTTAAACTCAGGGTAGAAGAGCTTGAACGCCAGAATAATGAGTTAAGAGCGCAGTTTAGAGCAGAAAAAAATATTCCAAATAATAATTGGGAGACAATCCCAGAAGGTGACACAACATGAGTATTTTAACCATACTGGAAGATGCCTGTAACGATATAGGTCTTCCGGTTCTATCCTCTATAGCGCAAAACGACCAAACCGTAAAACAACTCCTTCGCATGGCGAATAAAGAAGGTCACGCCCTAATCAACAGATACGACTGGCAACGTGCCAGAAAGATAATTAAACATACCTCAGTTTCAGCAACTTCTCAGGGGAATATCCTAGCTATTACTTCAGTTACAGCCGCTTCGATTACTGGTATGTCTTCTCCTTACGGACATATAATCAATGATACCATATGGGACCAGACACAACAGCGGCCTATATATGGGCCTCTTACTCCTCAGCACTGGCAGGGACTTACAGCTTCAAGCACTACTGGTCCATTTTCTGAATACAGGATAATCAATAACCAATTACTGACCGTCCCAGTTCCTACGGCTGGGAATATCTGGCAATTTGAAATTAAGTCAAGATTTTTCTGCGAGTCCTCTGCCGGTCTTGGAAGAGACAGGTGGAAGAATGATGGAGATTTAGGTCGATTGGACGAAGAATTGATGACCCTTGGGATTGTGTGGCGGTATAAGAAAGCTAAGGGCATGGATTACTCCGAGGATTTTATGGAATATGAGCGTAGAGCTATCAACGAAATGGGTAAAGACGGTGGCAAGCCTACCCTGAATTCTGGAGGTGACTACGAATACCGCCCATTTATCAATATACCAGATGGTAGTTGGAACATGACGTAAAGGAGAGAAGAGTTGAGACAACCCGCACGACCTAATGCCCAGAAGCAACGTACTTCCAGAGCTATAAGCGTTCCATCTCCGACTGGAGGATTGAATACAAGGGATTCTATCTCCAATATGCCCCCTACGGATGCGGTAATACTTAACAACTGGATACCCGATACTGACACCTGTACTCTCAGGAAGGGCTTTAAAGTCCATGTATCTGCGTTGAATGGCGGTGTTGAGTCGATTATGGAGTGGGCTGGCCCATTGGGTACAAATAAATTATTTGCCGCCTGTGCGTCATCTAACAGCGTATATAACGTATCAGGGACAGCTTCGGCTGTATCGGCTATAGCAGGATCAGGGCTCTCAAACTCCAGGTGGCAACATCTTATGTTTGGAACGGGCGGGAAGAATTTTCTGGTAATGTGCAATGGGGAAGATGCTGTAAGAAATTATGATGGTAGTGCATTTACCACTCCAGATATTACAGGATCTGGATTATCGAGTTCCGACACATTCGTGCAAGTGTCCGAAAACAAAGAAAGATTGTTCTTTGTCGAGTCCTCATCTACTTCAGTATGGTATTTGAATGTCAACTCTATCGCTGGGGAGGCGTTTGAGTTTGACTATGCCCCTCTTATGAATAAGGGGGGTTTCGTTCAAGCTTGCGCCACTTGGACCCTAGATGGGGGCAATGGCTTGGACGATTATTTTGTTGTATTGACCTCAGAAGGGCAAGCTATTGTTTATGCTGGTACTAACCCATCGAATGCCTCCGAGTGGGCATTGCAGGGTGTGTTTGAAATAGGGGCTCCGGTAGGCCGTAGATGCTTCTTTAAAATCGGGGCTGATTTGATTGTAATTACAGACGATGGATTTGTAGCTCTATCAAAGGCTCTTCTCACGGGTAGAACCGCACAGCAGGAGGCTATATCCGATAAGGTCAGAACTACGGTTCGTGGGTATACAGAAGACCATAGAAGTAAATTTGGCTGGCAACCCATATTGTACCCAAAACGAGGATTAGGGATATTTAATGTCCCTTTGGACGAGGGTTCTGACTTTGAGTCTTATCAGTTGGTTATCAACACCTTTAATGGGTCGTGGTGTCAGTTTACTTCGGTAAATGCGGCAGTCTGGTCATTATACGATCAACAGCTATATTTCGGTAATAAGGACGGGGCGATAATGCACTTCGATTCTACGACTGCCGATGATGGAAATACTATTATGGGGGATGGTCAACCGGCATTCAATAATATGGGTATTCCTGGGGTGAATAAGCAGTTCCATCAGGCGAGGGTCCATCTGTCCACAAGCGGGAGAGTTACACCAGCTATTGAGGTTGTAACGGATTACGCTGAAAAGATCCCGACTAATGTTCCTACATTTTCATTTAGTGGTGCGGTCTGGGATGAGGCGGCTTGGGACACAGAATTATGGCAGGATGTGGATATACCTGAATTACAGAGAGATTGGTTTGCGGTGAATGGGGTGGGGTTTGTTGGCACAATTAGAATGCGTGTGACTACGAATGATCGTGGAGTTACATGGAATCAGGTCGATTATATGATTGAGCCTATAGGAATGATATGACCAAGGTGGTCTATGGACAAGACCAAAGGGTAGGGCAGTTTGTAGCGAAGGGATTGCATGACGTTGATGGATTGGAAGATTTTGGAAAGTTTGTTACTATAGGTATTGAGAAGAATGGTGATATTGTTGCAGGAGCGGTATACAATAATATGAGGTCAAATGGAGCAATACCGTTTGATATGAATTTAGCGTTTTACGCAAGTAGTCCGGCTTGGGCCACCCGTAGCAATATGGAGGCCATACTGGGGTATCCCTTTCACCACCTCAAGCTCAAGAGGATTACAGCTATCGTTATGAAGAACAATAAGAAAGTGAAGAAACTCATATCCAGTCTAGGATTTAAGTACGAAGGCAAAGCTCGACAAGCATGGGACGGAGAGAGCGATGCCTTTATTTACGGGATGTTAAAAGAGGAAGCTGAAATGTGTTTAAATAAATTACAGGAGAATCATCGTGGGCGGTAAAGGCGGGGGTTCAATGCCAACACCTCCTGATCCAGTAGCAACTGCTGAGGCTCAAGGGGCAATCAACCGGGAAACTGCCGTAGCACAGGCACGTTTAAACCGGACTAATGAGATTACCCCGCTTGGGAGCAGGACTTATAATGAATTCTTGGTTCCAGGTACGTCCGATTTATATGGTGCTACTGCCACGACTGCTCTTAATCCTGTTCCACAGCAAGCATTTGAAGCAGAGCAGAGGGTAGGCAGAGATTTAAATCTTCTGGCAGAGAACCAAATCGGACGAGTTGGTGAAACCGTTGGTACTCCGTTTGACTTGGAAGGTATTCAGCCAAGACGGGATGAGGTAGACACCTCTGGATTTGGCGGGTATTTTGGTTCCGGTCAGAGTATGGAGGATGCTATATATGGTAAGCAGACCGCCAGACTGGACCCTCAATTCCAACAAGGACGGTCTGATTTAACTCAGAACCTAGCAAATCAGGGCATTTTTGCCGGAACGCAAGCTTATGATCGTGAATTCGGTAATTTCAACAGGTCGCAAACTGATGCCTACAGTCAAGCTAGAAACGATTCTATTATGCAGGGGCTTGGATTCGGAAATCAGCAACGGGCTCAACAGTTTAACGAAGCTGCGGCTCAAGCTCAACTGGCGAATGTTGGCAGACAGCAGGATATTCAGGAACGCTCCTTCCTCAGAAATATACCGTTGAATGACGTAGCCGCTCTTATGGGTACAGGGCAGATTAACATACCGCAATTCGGGGCAGTCCCACAGACAGGAATTAACGCTCCTGATTATCAGGGTGCGGTGGCGCAGAATTATGCGGGGCAGGTGAATGCTTATAACGCACAACAACAAGCTTCTGCCAGCAAGTCAGCCGGAACGATGGGTATGCTTGGAAGTTTAGCCGTAGCAGGAGCGACAGCCTACTAATGATTATTCAATTTTCAGGCGGCAAAGACTCTCTGGTGGTATTACACAAATTCAGAGATAGAATCAAGAAAGCCATTTTTGCGGATACGGGGTCTGTTTTCCCTCACTGTATTGATTTCGTAAAAAAGACTTGCGAGAAATACGAGATACCTCTTGTTATGGTGCGCTCTCCGGTTAATGTCCTTGACTGGATAGAGCATAAGGGGCTCCCATCAGACACCTATATTCACAAAGCTCCAAATCCAAACACGAATCTAGGTCTCCAAAGACCAGAAGAGTGTTGCGGTGAAATGATATGGAAGCCTATGCACAACTACATGATTACCATAGGAGCTAAAATTGTTCTTCGTGGGCAGAAGGCCAGCGACCATCATGTAAGTCTTGGGGCGCAGTTTGATTGCGATGGAATACATTTTGTAAACCCGCTATGGGACTGGACTGACGATGATGTTTTTAATTATATAAACGAACATGATTTGGAAATAGCAGAACATTACAATGAGATCAATGAGTCCCTGGATTGCTGGAACTGTACCGCACATTTGTCCCACAAGGGAGCGAGTAAGAGATTGAGTTATACAAAGAAACGATACCCTGAACTATGGAAAATTTTGAGCAAGAAACTATCGTTTGTTAAACGCACTCTCTTGAGGGAACAGGAAATACTGGATGAATCATTTGACATGGTTCCATTGTACGACAGCGTAAAACAACATCAAGAGTGGAGAAGTATGGAGAAAACTCATGGCAATTAGTAAAGTAGTCCCAGTAACAGGTAGTGGTGGCGGGATGACTGCTTCCCCACAGGGGAGGTCAGTACATCCTCAGCCAACTCTGAATAAATACCCGATTCAGCAGAGCGGGGCAGGAGCATTTACTGAAGCGTTCTCTCCTTATCTTCAGATGGCTATGAAGAAAAGTCAGGCGCAACAGAGGAACACGGCTCTTGCCAATGCTTTGCAGAGTGATGACCCTAATGCTCTATTGAAAACTG